ATTCTCAACAAGCCCCAATACAGGCAAGTATTCCCTGACGCGCAACTGAAGACGGGCGCTGCCGCTGTTGATCGCCTTGAATTGACCAAGGGTGGCGTTGCGTTTTTTACTGGCCGTGGCGGCTCGGCAACGGGCCGTGGCGGGCATTTGCTTCTCATTGACGACCCGATTAAGGGCCGCAAGGAAGCAGATAGTAAGACGATCCGCGAAGACCTGTGGAATTGGTATAACCAAGTTATCCGTTCGCGCATGATGACCAAGAGCGGTGCGATTATCATCATTCAAACCCGCTGGCACGAGGATGATCTTATTGGGCGTCTGACTGACCCCGCCAACCCTTGTTTCAACGCTGCGGAAGCGAAGAAATGGCACATCATCGACCTTCCAGCGTTGGCTTATGACAATGACATTCTAGGACGCAAGCCCGGCGAAGCCTTGTGGCCCGCTCGTTTTGACGAGCAGTACCTTCGCGATTTCCAGCAATCGGACCCGCGCGGTTTTCAGGCTCTTTATCAGGGCCGTCCGGCACCAGAGGAAGGCGTGTTCTTCCAAGCCGATCACGTCCGTACTTATGGTTCGATGAAAGAGCTTCCGCCTCGCGACGAGCTTACTTTTTACGCTGCGTCTGACCACGCTGTCTCGACCGCACAAGGTAGCGACTTGACCTGTCTTATGATCGTAGGCGTAGACAAGAACGACAATATCTGGGTGATGCCCGATATTTTCTGGAAACGAGCGCCGACCGACGAAGTTGTTGAGGGGATGCTTCACATTATGAAGCATTACCGGCCTGTCTTCTGGTGGGCTGAAAAAGGCCACATCTCGAAATCGATTGGCCCGTTCTTGCGCAAGCGCATGGTGGAGACGCGCACCTACAGCACGATCATCGAAGTAACTCCTGCCGCAGACAAGCAATCTCGTGCACAGGCAATCGCCGCGCGCATGGCGATGGGGAAGGTTTATTTCCCGGCCTTTGCGAAGTGGTGGGGCGATGCCCGCAACGAAATGCTGAAATTTCCGCAGGGGCTACATGACGACTTCGTTGATGCGGTTGCCTACATCGGCATGGGCTTGACCCTTCAGCGCCGCGCAGCACCGCCCAAAAGCAAGACGGCAGGCGACGAACGCATGACTTATGGCTGGCTGAAAAACCAGTCGAACCGACAGCGCACCCGTGAAAAGGCGCTCGCAGACATAAGGGGATGGTGATGGACCCGGAAAATGACCTGATGGACGTTGATAGTTTGGAAAAGGCTGTCCTCCCTGTCGAAGACAACGCTCCGAACGGGATCAAGCGCAGCCCAGACAAAGACGCGACCGAAGCGCGTAAGCGTCTCGTCAAGCGGTGGCAAGGCAACATCGAACGTGCGAAAAAGCACTGGAAGGATGACTTTGCCCGTATGCGAGACGACCAGAAGTTCGCTTACGGCCTCCAATGGGAGGGGCAGAAAAAACTTAACGGCTCGCCAGACGCCAACGATGCGTCTGACCGATATGTTGCAAACATCGTCCACCGCCATGTTCAACAGCGTGTCGCGGCTCTTTACGCGAAAAATCCGAAGGCTGTCGCGCGCCGTCGCGAGCAAATCTTGAACACTGTCTGGGACGGCACAAATCAGGGCTTGCGGATCGCACAGGCGCAGCTTCAGGCGCTTCAGACGCTTGTTCCGCAGATTATGCAGTCAGCGCAGACAGGAGACGTGAATGCCGTCATGCAGACTGTCATGGGCGCTGCACAGACCATTCCGCAGATGATAGAGGCGCAGGGTGTCTTAGATGACGCCGAGCGCGTGCGTGAGCGTTCGGCGCAGCTAGACACAATCGCGAAGACGCTTGAGCTTGTGCAGGAATACACAATCCAAGAGCAGGCGCATGACTTCAAACTTATGATGAAAATGGTTGTGCGGCGTGCGATTACTACGGGCGTCGGCTACGTCAAAGTCGGCTTCCAACGCGTTATGCAGCGCGACCCGGACAAGGAAGCGCAGATTAGCGACCTGTCCGAGCAGCTTTCGGTTATCAAGCGCCGTTCCGCAGACATTGCGGACGAGAAAATCACCGAAGACAACCCCGAAGTTGCCGCGTTGGAGGCGCAAATCGCAACGCTTCAGGGCGACATGGAAGAAATCTTGGTGCGTGAGGGTGTTGTCTATGATTACCCGTCTTCCACGTCGATTATCCCCGACCCGAAGACCGTAAACCTTCGCGAATTCCTTGGTGCGGATTGGGTGGCCCAAGAATATTCCATGTCCATAGATGAAATTAAGGAAATCTATGAGGTTGACGTTTCCGAGCATTTTGCCGCCCGCGACGAGGAAAATACGCGCAATAATTCGGAAATCGAGCATTTGTTCGGGCGTGAGTTTGCCGACCAGAACGCCGATGACGACAAACCGGACACGGTGCTTGTGTGGGAAATCTATTCGCGCAAAGAGGGCTTGGTCTTCCACATTTGTGAGGGCTATCCAGACTTCCTTCGCGAACCGGCGAAACCTGAAGTCTATATCGAGCGTTTCTGGCCTTGGTTTGCCTACGTGCCGAACGAATGCGATGCGGAAGGGCGTATTTATCCGCCGTCCGATGTCCGCTTGATGCGAGACATGCAGAACGAGCTTAACCGCTCCCGCCAGATGCTTCGCGAGCATCGTCTTGCAGCACGTCCGAAGTCGGTAGCTGCGGCGGGTGTCTTGTCCGACGAGGACAAGAATAAACTTCAGGATCACCCCGCCAACGCCATTCTTGAGTTGGAAGGGCTGGCTCCGGGGATGAAAGTCGAAGACTTGCTTCAGCCATACAACGGGCCAAATATCGACCCGAACCTGTATGAGACGAATGGTGTCTACCAAGACAGTCTGCGCGTGACAGGATCGCAGGAAGCAAATCTGGGCGGTGTCTCCGGTGGCACTGCAACTGAAAGCCAGATCGCGGAAAGTTCCCGAATGTCGAGTATCGGCTCCAACGTCGATGATCTTGACGACCTTCTGACACAGCTTTTCCGCGCTTCCGGTCAAATCCTCTTGCTCGAAATGAGCGCGGAAACGGTGAAAAAGATCGCCGGTGAGGGCGCAATTTGGCCGCAGATGACCAAAGCGGACGTTGCGCAGGAAATCTATTTGGAAGTCGAAGCAGGTTCGACAGGGCGACCGAACAAGGCGCAGGAAATCCAGAATGCCGAACGTCTTATCCCGCTTTTGATGCAAGTTCCGGGCGTCAATCCTGAATTCCTGATCCGCGAGCTTATCAAGCGCCTTGATGACCGTCTGGACGTGACGCAGGCGATGGCTGCGAACGTGCCGTCAATCACTGCGATGAATTCGATGCGCTCTTTGTCCGCAGGCGTGCCAGGAAATCCGGCGCAAGCGCCTGAAGCGCAAGGCGCACAGGGCGCGCAGAACGGGGCGAAACCGCCAATGCCAGCCGGGGCGAACGGCCCTGACATGGTGTCTACTCCACAGACGCAGACACAGGCGGCTCTTGCCTGAATGTTGCGTATTGTGATAGACAGAACAAGACATGAAACAACACTAACCGAGTAGGAGTGCCGAAATGCCTACGGACGTTGAGACGAACGAAGACACGCTAGACCAAACCCAGACGGAAACGGACGATGTGTCTGCGTCTACAGACCCCGAAGACATTTCCGAACTCCCCTCGGAAACCAGTTCTGTCTCGGAAGATGACAACGAACCAGCATCGTTGATGGATTTCGTATCCAAGGCGGTGCCGGATTTGGAGCTATCGGATGATGGCGACGACTTGTTGTCTGAAACCAAGACTGAAGAAACCGCGAAAGCGGGAACCGACGAACAGGAAACCGACCAGACGCAAGACGTCAGCAAGGACGGAAAACCTGCCGCTACGGATGAAAACCCTGACGACGAGACGGATAAGGAAGACGGCTCGCTGGAAATAACCTCGAAAGAGTTCCAGCGCATGAATTCCAAGACGCGGCGTAAGGTTCGAGCGCTCCAAGAGCGTGCGGCCCAAGCAGAGCACTATGAAGTTCCGGCGCGTGCCGCCGAAAGCCTGAATTCCTACCTTCGCGAGAACAACATCGACAATGACAGCTTCAATATGATGCTTAGTATCGGTGCGGCTCTCCAAAAAGGCGACTACAAGACTTTTCTTGAAGCCATAACGCCGTTCGTCAACCTTGCACAGCAACAGTTGGGAATTGCTCTCGCACCCGACCTAGCACAGCAAGTTCAAGCAGGGCAGATCACCGAAGACTATGCGCTTCACGTGCAGCGCGAGCGTCTACGTCTCGCACAGCAAAACGACGAGCTTAGCCGTCGCGTCCAGACAGAAGCGCATACGCGGCAGGAGCATGAGCGCTCCGTCAACGCCCAGACAGCAAGCAACATTGCTGCGACTATTACGTCTTGGGAGAATTCAGTTAAGGCAGCGGACCCCGATTACGCACGTAAAGCCGACGCCATGAAAGACATTTCCCGCGCACTTATTGCAGAGCGTGGTGCGCCGCGCACACCGCAAGAAGCGGTTGCTTTGGCGCAAGAGGCTTATGATCGCGTGAACAACTTCGCAAAGCAGTTCGTTCCTCGACCAAAGCCGACAGGGAAAGTTCCAAGTGGTGTCAGAGCCAATAGCGGACGCGCGCCAGAGCCTAATTCGCTGGAAGAAGCGATTTTTCAGGGTTTGCGCGCCGCACAGTAATGCGGAACAAAGATCATGCCTTTTACAACTGGCGAGCTTAATTCCATCGCTAATTCTGCGCTGGATTACTATTTCAACAAGGGCAACGCCTTTAAACTGTCTATCCAGAAAAAGCCCCTTCTGAAGTGGCTTGAGGACAGCAAAAAGACGTTCCCCGGCGGTAAGGGCAACATTTCCATTGGCGTTATCGGCACCTATGGCGCTGGTGGCGTGAACGATGGTGTTGCGGGTTTCTCCCACAACGACAAGGTTGTCTTCTACACCCCGGCGAATAACTTGCGCCTTAACTTCTCTTGGCGTGAACACCACATCGGTATCACCCTGACGCACACCGAATTGAAGATCGACGGTATTTCCGTCATGTCTACAAACGGTGACAATCTGCGTAAGCACAGCCGCCGTGAAATGACCGTTCTTATCGGTCTTCTCGAAAGCAAGCTGTTTGACATGGGCGAGCGCTACGCCACGACCATGAATAACCTCGCGTGGGGCGATGGCACCGGAGACGCGAAGGCTCTTGCCGGAATTCAATTCCTGATTTCCGAAGACCCGTCGCAGGGTGTCGTTGGTGGTCTCGACCGCGCGACCTACGCATTCATGCGTAACCGCGCACGCACTGCGGCCTTCGGTGCCAAGGTTGCGGCTGATCCGACGCTGGCAGCTCATGGCGGCGATGCCGTCACGTCTAGCACCGCAGACGGTGGCGCACTTCTGACCACGCTTGACACGGAATACCGTCAGCTCATCCGCTACGGCGGCAAGCCGACCAAGTTCCTTGCCGGTTCTGATTTCATCGGTGCGATGGAAAAGGAAATGCGTGCGAATGGTCTTTATTCGCAGAACGGCTTTTCGTCCGGTGGTGACGTGTCTATGGGCGCGCTCAACTACAAGGGAACCGTGATCGAATATGATCCGACCTTGGACACGCTCGGCCTGTCTAAGCGTGCATATTGGCTGGATGGACGTGCTATCAGCCTTCAGGCGATGGAAAACGAGTGGAGACGCTCCCATTCGCCGGAACGCGCACCGGACGAGTTCGTCATGTACCGTTCGCTGACCTGCACTGGTCAGCTTGTGGCGCAACAGTTCGATAGTTCGCTCGTCATCGACATTAAGTAATGTCGTTTTATGCGGGAGACAGAAACAACACTGTCTCCC